ATTCTGAAATTGAGGAACTTAATGATGGAAAGTTCGGTGACGTTTATGATTTGATTCCAAGTGGAGAAATGTATGGACTTGTATCATTCAAATCAAAATTACCTGACTCAGAGGATGAAGAATATTTCTTAGGAACAAGAGGTGAAGTTGATAGAGCATTTGAAGAATATTGGGAACAATATGTTGATGATGTTGGGACAGAAGGATTCAACCGGTCGGCGATTGAAGATAACTTGGATATGGATAGATTAAGAAGTGATATTGAAGACACCTATGAAAATGATATTAGAGATAATCCTGATTCATACCTTAGTGATGCTGACAAAGAATTAAGTGGAAATCAAGAAAATGAAATAAAACAACTTGAACAAGAAAAAAATGAACTTGAATTAAAACTTCACGACTTAGAGCCGGATGACGATGAATATGATGAAGTTACTGACAGAATTGATGAAATTGAAACTGAAATAGATGAAATTAAAGATTCACCAGATGGTGATTATAAAGAAGAGGCAATAGAAGAAAAAATATCTGATACTGTAGATTACTATGTTAATAATTACAAGGAGTATCTGGATAATATGGGTAGTGATGTTTCAGATTATCTTGACAAAAGTAGCTTAGTTCAGTATCTTATAGATAATGAAGATTACGGACAGATGTCATCATACGACAATGAGTACGACACAATTAGATTCAATGAAAGAGATTATTATATTTTTAGACATAATTAATGAATGATATTGAATTAAAAAAGTTAAAAAAAGACAAGTCAATGTTCAAAATGAACACAAATTGGATTTTTGAGGAACCAATTGATTTTGAACATAAACAATATATTCTATTTAACTATTTAAAACATTGTGACAGGAAAATAGATAAGTTTGAGGTTTACCCAATATATACAGAACTATCAATTCACTTAGCAAATTTACAATCGATATCAAGTGATTTTAAAAGTATATATTTTGAAAAGAAAATTGAAAATGTGGATGATGAAATATTAATTTCAGATTTAAAATACAAACCAATATCAATTACTAATGAGTCCGATTTCAATGAACTAAATGAGATAATTAAGTTTGCGGGACAGAAAATTTTAAACTATTTCAACATAGTTAAATCAGTGTGGACTATAGTTTATGACTCAATATCAGTAAAAGTAATTCAAGAAAAAAATCTATCAGAAAATATTGGATATTTCTACAATGAAAAAAATAATGAAAGACATTTATGGAAGTATCAAATTGAAAAAAAATCAAGACTGAGCATCGATTCTAAAATGGTAATTATCAAAATTGGAAATTTTCCAACAGATGTTAATATTAGTAATTTTTTATATGAGTTTGATAAATCAAAAAAATTACCTATATTTGAATTAACGGCCACATATGATTTTCCATTGGAATCTTCATTAATACCGGCCTTTAAAAGAAAAGTTTTAAATTATATAATACAAAAAAATAACATACAATACTATAAAAAAAATGGGATTCACTAAAAGACTAGTTGGAAAATCAACAATCGAAGAATTAAAGGCACACCCTGCAATAATTGAATTATATTTGCGTTCAGACAGTTTAATTTTTGAAGACGAAGAAGTCCAAAAAGAATTTGAAATATTGAAAGATGAATTCAACAAAGCAAACCCTGTTATCTAAACTTAGAAGACCAATCCACGTTTCCTACATTTCAAAATATTTGGTAAAATTACCAATGAATGAAACTATGAATTTATTAAATGAAATGATTAGTGAAGATTTGATTGAGGAAAGTGTATATGGAAAAGGTTATTATGTTATTAAACAAAAATAGGTGAAGGCCAAACGTATATTATGGTGTAAATTAGTCTAACAGCACGTCGCCTATTTTTAATTTTTTAAAAAAATATATATGTCAAAAGAAATGGTAAATAATCCTGACCACTATGGCGGGGCAACGAATCCATATGAAGTTGTAAAGGTATGCGAGGCTTGGGGACTTGATATGGATGCTTATTTGTTCAATGTGGTTAAGTATGTTGCAAGAGCAGGTAAGAAAGATTCAGATAAGGAACTTCAGGACCTAAAGAAAGCTCTTTGGTATCTCGATAGAAAAATTCAAAATTTAGAGAAATAAAATGTTTTGGAAAATTTACTTATTTTCATTTATACTTGTTTTAAGTATTCTTTACTTTGATAAGTTCATATCGTATGAACCAAAAAGTAGATTTGGAAAGTGGTGGAGAAAACATATTATTAATAGACAAGATGATTGACTATTAAATAACTTCACCACACTAATAGATATTTATTGGTATGAAAAGATTATTATTAGACGAAAAAGAACTTGTTCTCCAGTACGATAAATTAAAAAATGTTAATGAAGTTGCTAATCTTTTTAATATATCAGTGTCAACAGTTCAACGGAAGCTAAAAAAGAATGGAATTACTCTTACTTCAAAATATTGTACTTTAAATGATGATGAAGTTTTAAAACAATATTCACTTTTAAAAAATATTCATAAAGTTGCAGAATATTTCAATATATCAACAGGACCTATGAAGAGAGTGCTTAAGACTAACGGGATTGATTTAACAAATAGACGATACGATGTAAATCATAAATATTTTGAAAAGATAGATAGTGAAGAAAAGGCATATTGGCTTGGTTTTTTATATGCCGATGGGTATATCAGGGAACGAAAATTTGGCAATTCATTAGAATTAAAATTATCTGTAAAAGACAACGAACATTTAGAATTGTTCAGACGATGTTTAAATTCTAATCATAAAATATCATATAGAATTAGTAAAACTCATAATAATGGTAAACCATCTTTTTCTCATATGGGTCACTTAGCAATATATTCTAGTGAGTTGGTTAATTATATTAAATCCCATGGATTTCATTCTAGAAAAACTTTTACAATTTCTAAACCAAATTTAACTGGTGATTTAATGAGGCATTTTATCAGGGGATATTTTGATGGTGACGGTTCTTTTTCATTCAATTGTAAAACCAAAACAAATAAGTCACAGATAGTTAGTGCATCTGAAGAGTTTCAAAAATTTATAATTGATGAGTTATCATTAAACGGAATTAAAATTAATCTTTACTCAGAAATCAAATTACAAATACAAAACAAAGTTGAAAACTTGAAATTTTATCATTACATTTATGGAAACGCTAAAATTTATTTAAACAGAAAAAAAGAAAAATATGAAGAATTTAGAAGATTTTTTGGGTACTGTGATTAATGGTGATTGTGTTGAAGTAATGAAAGATTTACCCGAAGAATGTATTGATTTGGTAGTTAGTAGCCCTCCATATAATGTAGGAATACCTTATGACACACATATCGATAACACAAATATGGAAGATTATTGGACTTGGACTAAAAATTGGTTAACTGAAGTATATAGATTATTAAAGGACGATGGTAGGGTAGCAATTAATATTCCATATGAAGTAAATGTTCAAGATAGAGGTGGGAGAGTTTTTTTTGTATCTGAGGTTTATCAGGTAATGAAACAAATTGGTTTTAAATTCTTTGGAATTGTTGATTTGGAAGAAGATAGTCCTCATCGAAGTAAAACTACAGCTTGGGGTAGTTGGATGAGCCCATCAAGTCCCTACATATATAACCCAAAAGAATGTGTGATACTTGCTTACAAAAAACACCACATAAAGAAAGTTAAAGGTCAACCACAATGGAAGGGAGTCCCCACTCAAATAGAACAAGAGGACGGAACATTCAAAACCAAAGTGGTTTATCAGGAAGAAGATAAGAGAGAGTTTATGGAACTAGTTTTTGGTCAGTGGAAATACTTGAATGACTCAAGACCAATGACAAAGGCAACATTTTCAATGGACATTCCAACCAAGGCAATTAAGATTTTGTCTTATAAGAATGACATTGTGTTGGACCCCTTCAATGGAAGTGGGACCAGTTGTGTGGCTGCCGAGACATTAGACCGAAGATGGATTGGTATTGAACTTAGTCCTAATTACACAGAAATTTCAAGAGAAAGAATACAGGCTTTTGTGGATAAAAAGAAACAACAAGAAATTGAATTTGAAAATGGAGGTCATTGACCTCCATTTTTTTAATTTAAGGTGTATTTATAAAGAAAAAGTCATGGAAAATTCAGATATCATCAGAAAATTAGTTGAGGCTCAAATCCAACTAAAATTTTTACACAGGCAGACAA